GATTTTCCTACCCGCCACAAATACATCGAAACAGGATTAAAACTTAAAGGCCATCTACGGGATAAACACGATATTTCAGGAGATATTGTTGTGGAGGTTGTCAAGTTTGGCTCAAAAGATTAGGCTCCCTAATAATTGGATACCACGTACCGACCAACTGCCACTCTGGACGTATCTTGAAAACGGCGGAAAGCGAGCCGTCGAAGTAGCACATAGACGATGGGGCAAGGATGATGTTGCCCTGCATTTTACTGCAACGCAGGCAGCACAACGTATCGGCAACTATTGGCACATGCTTCCAGAATATAAGCAGGCCAGGAAAGTTATCTGGACGGCTGTAAACCCACGGACAAATAAAAAACGTATTGATGATGCCTTTCCGCTTGAGATCAGGAAGAAAACCCGCGAAGATGACATGGCTATCGAGTTTAAGAATGGCTCAACGTGGCAGCTTGTAGGCTCTGATAATTATAACTCGCTGGTAGGTTCTCCCCCTGTTGGTATTGTCTTTTCGGAGTGGGCTTTGGCCTCGCCTCTTGCATGGGCATATCTTGCACCAATTCTTGAAGAAAACAATGGATTCGCTTTATTTATCTACACTTCCAGGGGAAACAATCATGGTAAAACAACCTATGATTATGCGAGAGTTACGCCAGGTTGGTTTGGACAACTGCTTACCGCACATGATACCCCCGTATTTAATGCAGAGCAGATTGAGAATATAAAGCAGGAGTATATCAGGATGTATGGCCCGGAAATGGGCGAAATGCTTTATCTTCAGGAGTATGAGTGTTCGTTTGAGGGCGCTGTTTATGGCTCCTATTATGCCAAGCAAATGGCACAAGCCCGGAAGGATAAGAGGATTTGCAGCGTACCACATCAAACAGGCCAGGAGGTTGATACTTTTTGGGATTTGGGCGTAGACGACTCTATGACGATCTGGTTCATGCAACACATCGGCAAGGAATATCACTTCATCGACTATTACGAGTCAACGGGTTACGGCCTTGAGCATTACGCCAAGGTATTGAAAGAGAAACCCTATGTGTATGGAAATCATTACATGCCACACGACGCAGAAGGGCGGGAAATGTCAAATGGAGTGATAGCAAAGAGCAGGCGTGAAGTGGCACAGAATTTAGGTATTAAGCCAATTATAGTTGTAGAGCGAGCCAAAAATATTGATTTGATTATTCAGGTACATATTCCAGCCGTAAGGAATATTTTAGGGCAATGTTATTTTGATGAAGTTAAGTGTCAACCTGGTATATCGGCCCTCGAAAGTTACAAAGCTGAATATGACGAGGAGAAGAAGGTACTGGCGCCACGTCCGAAACATGATTGGGCGAGCCATGCATCAGATGCTTTCAGAACTTTTGCTGTAGGTTATCGAGGCAGAGCGAGCAGTATTATGAAGCCAGTGCCAAGGTTAGGCGCTTCATACGCTTGCAACCCCCAATTACGAGGTGTTATCCGATGAGTAAATGGATACAGGTGTTCAGAGGCAAGGAACGGCGCAAGGACCAGGAGCGCTGGGCTTGCTGTGGTTGTGGCTCGACCTTCGAAGGCGATCACAACACCCACCCGCCGAATGGTGTTTGTCAGTGTGCCGAGTGTAAAGGCCACCTTGGGAACACGGAATTATATCGCAGGAATTACGATCGCATAAATTGGAGCGGGATAAATGGCAAGGCGTAAACAGCAAGACCCTGAGTTAATCACCGACCCGAAGGAACTTGAGGAACGCAAAGAAGCGGCTACGGCGTATGGGGATGAAAACCCCGATATGTATGTGGAATATTGCCACGAATGCATAAAAGAGAGTGAGAAGGCCACCCATGACATACGCTATCTCTGGGATGAGTGCTACAAGGCATACCGGGCCAAGATAGATTACAGCAATAAGCAGGATTGGCAGGCCAAAGTCATAACAGGTGACATGATGGCCGTTGTCAAGCAGGCTACCGCTATTGTCAGGAAGGCATTTCGTCAGCCCGATTGGTTCAACGTAGACCCCCAGGGCGATGATGACGCAATAACCGCACAATTCAACCGAGAGCTCTTAACCTTTTGGCTCAACCAGCAACACGGGAAATTCGGGACCAAGTTTAGTGATGCTTGCGAGTTAGGCTTCGCTATCGGGCAATCTCATGAGATCATCCCTCGTTGGGAAGATGGAGTTGGATTGACCTTCGACCTTGTACCTCCCTGGCAGATACACCGCGATCCTGATGCAAGCCCCCGCGATCCGTGGAGTGGAAACTATTGGATTCACACGGAATGGCTGGACTTGTGGAGAGTAAAGGCATTGGGAGAGAATGGGCGCTATGTCAGGCTTGAAGATGTGACAGCCTCAGAGAACCAATGGCCTGCAGGAGAGAGCCAGGAAAAGAGGGCAAGACGGAAAGGGCAGTACCATCAACGGAATACCTACCGACAGTCCGTGAAGGTTATCGAACAGTGGGGCGTGGTACTTGACAAGCAGGGCAATATGCTACTACCCAACGCACGTTTCATGGTTGCCGGTGATGTGCTTATTCTCAACCCGGAACCTTCGCCGTATCCTACGCTACGCTGGCCAGGTGTATCGTTTTCCCCCATGCCAGATATGTTTGCTTTCGAAGGCCACGGATTAGTTGAGTCAAGCCTGTTTCTGTGGCTCATGTCATGCAATCTCATGAGCCTACACATTGATGATCTTAACTGGCGCGTCAACCGGATACGGGAGATCAACCGTTTTCTCATGGAAGACCCAACCGACGTAATTATTGAACCTGGAAAACCGATATTCAGGGCTGAAAATGCACCATTGACCGGAGAGATTATTCGTGATGCCTACGTTCAGGGCAGGAACACGGACGAGGTGCTTGCAATCCTCCAATACTACGACAGCAAACGGGAAAACGGCTCATTCATCAACCAGTTTGTTGCAGGACTTCCCGGACATCGAAGTAACATAACGAAGGGCGAGGTTGAGATCAAGACAGAACAGTCCATGGGTATCTTCGACAGCATAGGCGAGGATATAGAGGAAGCAGCTATTCACGTTATCAAGGCAGTTCTTGAAACCATCATACCGAATTGGAGCGAATACAGCTACCCGCCAATATCGAGGGTGTTTCCGAACAACCCGGCGTTTGCCGCGTTTGCGCAAATGGGACCGGAGGAACGCAGAGAGATGCTTGAAGCAAACTGCGACATCACGGTAAGCGGTGTCACGGCCCAGATTAAAAACAGTGACCTCATACCACGCCTGCAATTTATGATGCAGAAGGCGGAAAGCCAGTTATTCGGTAAGTATTTCAAACCGTATGAACTTCTGAAGGAGTCAAACACCGTTTTAGGTTTTTACGATCCCAAGTTTATAGTGACCCCGGAAGAAGCAGACCAGATTGAACAGGTTGTCTCCCAGATGGAGGCAGAGGCTATGATGGCGCAGGAAGCGGCCAACAACGTCGTGCAGATACCAGGGCAGAAGCAGTTACCGCAGGGAGGTATGTAATGCCAGCAAAAAGCAAGTCCCAGAGAAGGCTCATGGCTATGGCCAAATACGCACCCGAGAAGATAAGCAAGAAGAACAAAGGTGTTTTGGATATGACAGGCAAGCAGTTATCAGACTTCGCCAGCACACCGGAGAAGGGATTGCCGAAGAAGAAGGGGAAGAAGTATGCAGACTGACATCTTAACCGGACAGCCAAAGACCTTTGACATCAATCAGAAACGCCAGCGAGAGGAAAAGATTCTTGAGGTTCAGATAGACAAGGGCATGGAGGCGGAAAAGAGGTTGTCGAGCGAGGAAGGCAGCTATTTTGTTAATCTCGTCCTGGACAAGCTCACCCAGAGGATCAACATACTCGTACAAAACGACTCAGAGGCGACAACGCTGGTGAACATGATACGCAGCCTGAATTATCAGGTTGATATAGGACATGCAGCAGCAGAAAGGCTGTTGATGATACGGAGAGAGAAGAAATGAAGGCAATCAACCGCCCCCACAAGGACACGCGGATTGAAATAAAAGAAAGGCCAGCCCCGACACGGACACGCTGGAAGGTGACACAATGGCAACAACGGTAACGGCTGAAATGTTAAACGGTGACGGAAAAGATACGAAGGACACACTTACCACCTCCCTTGATGCCAAGGAAACAGATGGTAAGCCCCCGGAAGGTATCGAGCCAAAGCCCCCGCTTGAAGGATTCGGAGAAGTGGAGGAAGAGGACAAGCCACCAGAAAAGCCCTTGAAGTACAAGAGCCACGAGGAAGCGGAGAAAGCATACCGCGAGGCTGAAAAGAAGCTCCACGAATCCACGACCGAGACAGCCAAGCTCAAGAAGGTTGTCGAAGATCTGCAAAAGCGGATTGATGGAGTGGAAAAGAAGGCCGACCCCAACCAGAAAGGCAAGTGGGAGGTTGAGCAGGACCGGATACTCAACGCAACGATAGACGCAGCCAACAAACTATCGACGGATGACCCGGACTACAACATGAAACTGGCTAAAGTATGGATGAAGGGACAGGCGGATATTGCCAAGATAGCCGCGCAGGAAGAACGGGAACGCCAGGAAATAGCCGCGAACGACCTGAAAGTTATTAACACCACGGTAGATAAGGCGCTTGAAGCGGCAGAACTGGACAAAATACCAGGGATTCAGCAGTTGTTCTGGGCGCAGGCGGCATGGGCAGACAAGAATCTGTCTCTCGACGAGCAGATTACCTGGACAATCGCTCAGTGCAAGGCAATCGTGGACGGCATAAGGGGCAAAGAAACCGCCCGTTATCAGGAAGAACAGAAGAACCGCAGCAAGTTTGACATCTTGCAGCGTGGAGGTAAACTGGTTTCCAAAACAAGCCAGGATGAAGGCACACAGACAATGGGTGACGCAATCCGGGCTGTCAAGGAACGGAGAAAATTGAGATAGGAGGTATTTTCCATGCCTGAATGGACTTGGAATTACGATACAGCGACCGGTACTTATAAATCGCACACGATCAGTTCAAAGCTGAGAGAGCAAGCGGTTGTTGAGTCCGTCTTTGCTGATTTTGTACGGCCAGAGCCAGGGTTCGGACGGAAGAAAGGTGAAACGATCACCATTATGCGTTTTGACGCTCTTTCCATCCCGACCAGTGCGGCTCTCACAGAAACAGAGCGCATCCCCATTGACACGATGACCCAGACAAGCGTCGGCATCACGGTCTACGAATATGGCCGTGGCGTGGCGTTCACTCACATCAGCCAGCTTTTAAGCAAGTTTGACCCCGAGGACAGGATTCAGAAAGCCTTAACCGAGCAGATGAGGAAAAGCCTTGACCGGCTCTATGCTACTGCAATGAAAACGGTTTATCTGAAGTACATCCCGACCTCATTGACCGGAGGCACATTTGACGAGGACGGCACAGCCTCCACATCGGCAACCTCAAATCTCACCGTGGCGCACCTTGCAGCCATCAGGGATGCTTTTGCTGATACCTACATCGTTCCGCCCTACGAGAACGGCGATTATATCGGCCTCATCTCCACAAAGGGATTGAGGGGTATTAAAAATGACCCTACCTTTGAAACCTGGAAACAGTATCTCAGGGAAGGCGACGTGCTCCACAACTCGGAAGTGGGAAAGATCGAATCAATACGCTGCATCGAGGTAAAAGACACCACAAACCTTGCCAACAACAAGGGAACCGGCTCAGTCCTGGGCGAAGCGGTAATCTTTGGCGACGACTTCTGTGTCATGGCAGAGGTGGAAACACCGGAAGTAAGGGCACAGGTAAACATGGGACAGGACTTCGGCAGGGTACACGCTGCCGCATGGTATGGAGTTCTCGGCGCCGGTCTTTCTTGGAGCGCAACAGCGACAGCCGGTAAGGTTAAGGGCTGCCATATAACTTCTTCATAGGATAGGAGGTGAAACCATGCCATATTCAAACCAATCAGTAATAATGCCCTTTAACGCGCCCTCGACATCGGATACAGCAGGGAATGCGGTTAACACGACAAACTATATCGATGTCAACCATCCCGCCACACTGTACGCAGTGGGTGTATTGATAACTGTTGCGACTACTTCCG